TGTATCCGGTGCCGTCCACACCCGCCAGTTCAAAGGTGTTGGTCGCCTGGTTTTCCAGATGGAAGGCACGATTGTTGACCTGTGTCATACCAACCACGCCGCTGATCAACACGATGCTGCCGTTCGCCAATCCGTGCGCCGCTGATGTGACCACGGGCGGGTTGGCCGCCGTGATCGCCGTGATTGTCTTCGATGCACCGTCAGCGGTGGAAACCCGCAGCAGTGCGCCTTGCGACTTGATAGCCATTGTCGTTCCTCACTTGTTAAACAGGGTCAATCCACACAAGAAAATCATCGGACACCACATGGGTTTCCGATGATGGGTCGAAATCAGTCACTTCCGAAACCAGCACGCGATCGGCAGCCGATAGCGCAGTGCGAACTGCATCTGCCAGCGCGGCGGCTTCCGCGTAACTCGCACCCCAGCTGTCAACCTGCACCCGGCAGGAATCCAGCCGACTGTCGGCTTGCAGGTTCCATGTCGGCGCGGTGCTGACCAGCAGCAAGGTGATCGCTGGCAACACATCACCCTGCGCACGCGGGCGCACTGATATGCGGTTGCCGACCAATGCGGTGACAGGTGCCGCCGCATCCAGCACCGTCTTGATCGTCTGGATCGGGTCAGCCATTGCACATCCTCATTTGGTCAGCCAGTCGCACGCGGCATCGACCAGCCTGCCTTTCTGGCGACGATCGGAATTTCCCGCGCCAGCGATGCCTTGATCGCTTCAACCTGCTGCGACTTAGTGTTATCGAAACCGGGCCGCAGGAATGGCTTCGCGGTTTCGGCTTTCACCTTGCTGCCAAAATATCCCTTTTCGTCATTGCCCAGCACCTGCCGCCGATTGCCGACCGAAAATGCCTTGCGCCCGAATTCAACGAACCGCCAGTAGTAGGCATCGCGGTTCGACTTCTGAAATTTCTTGCCGCGCCGCACTGTCACCACGCGCTGTTCATAAATGCCGTTGCTGTTGCGCTTGTCGCGCACCTGATAGATCGCACGACGCAGCCGCCCGGTTTTGACCGGCACCAATGACTTCGCCGCATTGACCACAACCTTGCCGCCACCCGCCAGCGCCTTCTGCAACACCTTGCCCTGCATGTGCTGCGGGATCTTGTGCATCAATGCTTCGCGCAATTCGCGCAAACCATACACTTCCACTTCGGCGGTCATGCTGGCATCACCGATTTGCAGGTCAGTTCCAGCCAATCACGACGGCCCAGCTCCGCAACGTGCAACACATCGTATATAACGCCTTCGCACAGCACACGATTGACGCTGGTCAAGCCGCTGAGATAACGCAAGGTAAACCGGGTGCTGGCATCGGCGTGAACCTGCGCCGAAGCATAGAATTCCCGCCCGGTGATGTCCTTGCGATCCACCCACACCGTCGCCAGCGTGGAATACGACGCGACCTTCTGCCCATAGGCATCAGGCGCGGCCAGCGTGCGCTGCTGAAGTAACGCCAGCCTGTCAAGTCGTCCTGCGCGCATCAGGCGACACGCAGCACGCGATACGGATCAAGCAACGCATTGCGTGCGAACTCGAGCGCTTCGCGGTCGGCAGGGTTGCGGTCATACAGCGTTTCAATGTGCAGCAACATTGCAGAACGCAATTCGTCCGGCACATTTGCTGGCAGGTAACCCGCGACGAAGCGCACCGTGATGGCAGCCGGAACGATCCGCACGTTCGGCCACACCGCGTTATATGCCTTGTCAATGTGGCAAACCGGGCGATCCTTGTGGACGGTGTACAGACCAGCCGACAGCGTTTGCGTGTTACCTGATTCGTCAACGTAGGAAACCGATGTCACCGACTGCACCGGCTGCAACGGCAATTCGATCCGGTAAATCCAGTATCCGTTGCACAACACGGTCGGCCAGGCAAAGTCGATGGTGTGATCCCATGTCTGCGTGATCACCGCGCCGCGCACATAGCCTTCGGCAAAGCGGCGTGCGGTGTTGATGTAACCCGCCAGCAGCGCGTCATCATCAGGCACCGTCACGCGCAGGTGCGCCTTCGCTTCTGCCAGCGACACCGGTTCAATGACCGGCGCAGTCACCAAAGATAATCCCACGGGATGCCCTCGTTTATTTCGTCATGCGACCACTGGCACCATGCCAGCCAATGCGCCCACGGTTCACGATCTGGCGTCACGATGTCGCCAACCTGATGCCCGGTCACCGACCATGCCATCGATCCGCGATCCATCGTCACGGTTGGAATGCCACACAGCACGGTTTGCACCGCCACTGAACTGTTCAGGACGATCGCACAGCCGACATCGTGCCAATCCTGTACCAGCGGCAACCGGGTCGGATTGCCGCCCTGCGGGTGCGGTCTGAAGTGCGTGGCGCCCTTGACGCTGGCGGCCCAGCTTGCTTCATCAGTCCAGTCCGGTGAATAGGAACCGACCTGCCCGCACAACACCACCCGCGAACCGCCGACCCGCCACGGCAGCATCTGCTGACCATAGCGGTTCCAGCGCACCGGGTCGGTTTCAGTCGGCCACTGCGCCCGCCCACCGCGACCGTTTTTGGCGATCGCCACCCAGTCGTTCGTGTCACCGTAGTGACAGCGATCGACCAGCAGGAATTCGCCGCCATCGCGTTCAATCGACTTCCACAGCGTCGTGCCAAGCAATATCGGCTGGTCGGAACTGCGCACTGGCGCGTCAGACAGTTCAGCGACGATGCCACGCTTGTTCAGACCGTGCTGCATCTTCAGCGCGAACGGCAACTGCCACGGAATGTGCGGCGAACAGTGAATCACCGTTCCCATAATTGTCGCAACGGATCATGCCGCGACAGGTCGGCGGGTTTCGGGTCGCCGTGAAACACCACGACCGGTGCCACCGGCAAGTTGCGCATCACATGGTACTTGTAGGAACACACCAGATCGTCAGGGATCAACTGGATGCCGCCACGCGGCCACAATAGCTTGCTGATCCAGTTCTGATCACCGTGCAGAACCTTCATTGACGCAGGATCGAATTCTTCCCACACCGCACGGGCCGCGTCTTCGCGCCACAGCATCACTGAACTGTTGACCGTGCCTTCACCACCCAGCATCAACTTGAATTCAGCCGACAGATCAGGACGCTGACGATGGATCGAATAACTGAAGTCATCGCGCACCCATAAACCAGGCGACTGATAAAGCAATGCCACCAGCGGCAGCAAGCTGTCAGTGATGATGACATCCAGATCCAGATACAGGCATTCGCCCGTGAACAGACCCGGCTTGAAAATCGCCAGCTTCGACCACCACGACGGCAGATCCGATGCCAGCGGAATGCAATTAAATCCGCGCACCGGCTTGTCGGTCATGCAGATGAAGTCGTGTTCGATCGGCAGGTTCCGCATCACGCCACGCGACAATCGTTCAACATAGTCGCTGCCGTACTTGTCACCCCATTTCACGCAGATGACGTTCAACTGGACACCATGCCGATTGTTGGCATCTTGAAAATCCAATCCTGATCGCCCACCCGCACCATGCGGGCGAACACGATCCGGCGCGGCGCAATCGAACCGACATACAGGATTTCAATCCGCAAGCCGTTCAGCCGCGCCAGTTCCCGGTAAAATTCCGCGCTGGGATAGTGCTGCCCATGCCCTGGCCAGTCACCCGGCAATGGACAGGCGCACAACAGGACGCTGCCGCTGTGCAGCGCGTCCAGCATGTTGCGCCACACCGCAGGCTGATCAGCAACGTGTTCGCTGGTGCCAATGTTGGTCACCATGTCGAAGGTTCCCAGCCCAAGCGGGCGGCACAGATCCATCGGCAGCGCGCCATCCTGCCCGTTCAGGTCGATGCTGGTATGCCGGAATCCCAGTGCCGTGAAAAACGCTTTGTAAGTCAGCCCACCCAGCCCCATGTTTTTCTTGTTGCCCAGCTCCAGCATTGTGTCGCCGACCAGCGGGTTGAAAAACGCCCATTCTTCCTGCCGATCAGCAAACGGCCCATGCCCTGTGACCATCAGCGACCTTATATTTTCCACAGGCACAACCGGCAGATGTCTTCGCCGCCATCCATCGTTGATTCGATTGGTTCGCCCAGTCGCCCGCGCAGATCCAGCCGCTTGAATTGCGGCGATCGCTGCGGCAGGTTTTCACCGTCGAACTGGGTTGCCGCCAGATACTTTCCCGACAACCGGAAGCGCTCGAGCGCCATGTCAATCCGTTCCGCGTCCAGATGGTTCAACACCATCCGGCACAGGATCAGATCGCACAGCGGCATGATTTCGGTGGTGATGTCCAGCCTTGTCACGCCTTCAGCACGCGGCACCAGATCGAAGTTGCGCAACGTGACGCCACCGAACCCGCGCCCGTGTCGCCATTGCAGATCACCAGCGCCGGCGTCGTTGACGACTTCAAACTGATACTTGTCAATCCACAGCGGCAGCACGGTCAGAATGTTCGCGGTGTTTTCCGGCAGCGATCCATTGCCGCAGATGGTGAACGGCTTGCCTGCACGCCAGCCATTGATCATGCGTTCCATCATCTGATCATCAGTCAGCATCGAACCGCCCAGCAATCGTTATCACCGATCTGCAAAATCTTGCCAGTGCGTGCGATGAAATCATCGACTGCCGCCTGGACGCCCGGAAAATTCGGCTGGTAATCGTGACCGGAAAGGATGCCACCCGCCTTCACCTTCGGCAGCCACGCCGCGATGTCAGCAGCAACACCGCGATGCGTGTGTTCAGCGTCGATGAACACGAAGTCAAACGCGCCGTCGTCATACAATCCCGCCGCCCGCACCGTGTCGCACCGGCACACCGTCACGCGATCCCTGAAGGATGCAATGCGATCGCAGAATTCCGCTTCGATCTGGTCGAAGTTCCATTCCGCATATGTTTCAAATCCGGGTTGATCGGATGGCGGCTTCGCCTGCCACAGATCCACCGCGACCATGTGCAGGCGCGGAAAGCGTTCCAGCATGTGCGCCGTGAACTTGCCTTCCTTGACGCCAAGTTCGGCACCCAGCTTCGGTTCAGCCAGCCAGTTGCCGACCTGTTCCCATCGCCACATCGTTCACATCCATCATTGGAAAACAATCCAGCGCAGATCCCGGCGTGCAGTTGATGATTTCAACCGATCCCTGCGCGGCGACCGTGCGATACAAGTCAACCAGCCCATGCAACACGCCAGCGGTCACGCTGACCTTCGGCCAGTGCAGCAAAGCTGACGGATATTCGCCAAAGTAGTGACGCGGCCCTGACCCAGCATCATGGTTGCGCCCGTTGTAGTCGGCTGAATACTTCATGTCGTAACCCAGCAGCACGATGCGCTGCGCGCCCATCAGGTGCGCCAAGTTCAGCAGGCAATAACCGGAACTATGACCATGATGCAAGCGCTTCGGATCGGAACTCAAACCGGGCGCATCGCGGCTGTCGATGTAGTTCAGCCGATACTTGTCAGCGGCTTCGCGGTTGTTCGTCCATTTCTCGCAAGGATGTTCACGCGGCCCATCATCGCGGCACCAGTAGTGATCCCACCACTGCACATTGGTCGCAAACAGCAGCGCCAGATCAGGAACGATCTGGTGAATGTTGTTGCAACCGAAAAGCGTGAAGCCCTTAGCCCGTGCTGATGCGATCTGCGCCGGCATTAGGCTTGGCCCGGTGCCGATGCAGGCTATCGTCGCGCCGAAGTGCTTCATCCAGATCCATTGCCTTGTAGCATTTGATCGCACTGCCAGGCGTGGCATTCACGATCCGATCGTCAGCACTGTATGCGCGCAGGAAATCCTTGAAGCCATCCTGCGATCGCCGCAGGCCATCGGGATGTTCGCCGAAGAAATGCGCCTGACCATTCACCCGCTGCATGTCGAATCCGCACAACACCACGCGGGTGCATCCCAGTATCAGCGCAAGGTTGATCGCCTGGAACCCGCTGTGTGATTCGTTGCCGTAGTGGATGAAACCAGCATCCGCAAACCCGATGCCGTCGCGTCCTTCGACGAACTGCAACGGATAGACGCGGGCGACTTCTGACTTGTCATCAGCCCGATTCAGCGAAGTGCTGTGGCAAGTCCAGCGTTGGCCGTGGAAGTCCTTCACGCCATCGTGTTGTTTCCACCAGCACCAGTCGGCGGCATAAAGAATATCGGCACAGCGCAATAGCGTGTAGGCATCATTGACCGCGATCACCTTCCAGTGATCGAACCACCTTGCGCTTCTGATTTTCCACGCCACTGCCTTTGACAGTGACGGCCCGCTTGCCGCCACGATGCAGCTTGCGCCTTGCCATAGCCTTTCGACCGGCTTTATTTTCATAGTCCATCGCCCGCATTTGGATCACCTTCAGAAATCAGCGACATCGGTGCCTGCCGGTAACTGGTTGCCATTGCGCAGCGCAGTAATCAACCCATCGTGCAGACTGCGCGCCAAGTTCTTCAGCGCGGTCGGCAACTGATTGACGTTGCGCTCGAGCGCCCGCACTTCGACCATCTGCCCATCAGCATCACGCATCGTCAGACTGGCGCGCAACACGGATTGCGCTGGATCAATGTCCAGCGTGCCATCAGTCTTGCGCACCAGCGACAGCGACCAGCCATCCAGCGTTGCGACGTTCAACGATTGGCGAACTATCGGTGCGGTCAGGTTGGTCGGCATGTTGTTTCCTTGAAAAACCGGGCGACATTGCTGCCGCCCGGTGTTGTCCAACTGATCAGGGATCAGTCAGCGTTCTTGCCGAACTTCACTGCGTCGTTGTTCAGCGGGATGCCACCATACCGGCGGCGAACGTAAAACCGCGTGTAACCCGGATTGGTCACATTTTCCACCGTGGTTTCCAGTTCGTTCCGGTAGGTCAGCAGATAGGCGCGGTTGAAGTCGCCGAACGCATATGCCAGCGCGTCGGCCACGTTGCCGTTGCCCATGTCTTCCCATGTGAACACCGGATAGCCCAGCAGGCGATCCGGCTGGCCGATCTGCAAGGACGGTTCCCACAGATAGACACCCTGCGATGTCTTCAACCTGCGGATGATGCCCTGCGTCACCGTGTTCATGGCGAACTTCGCCATCGCACGGTAGCGCGGTGCCAGCGTGTACACGGTGTTGATGATGCCATCCATCGTGATCACTGACGGCGAAGGCACGCCGAATCCCAGCATCGCGGTGAACTGGTACACAGCCGCCGCACGCATTGGTGATGCCGTGTCAGCCGTTGCAACCGGTGCGCCATTGGTCATGCCAGTCGGTTTGTTGGTGCCGTTGCCGTTCCAGATCGCCGTCGCCAACTGCAACGACATGCCATCGGCGATGTCATTCACCAGCCACGACTGGACATCGAAAAAGATGTCCTGCAATGCCCAGTTGCTGACCTGCGGGTACGAATACAATTCGCCCCATGTCGGTTTGCAGGTACGCAGGTTCGGTGTGCCGGTCGCAGCACGCGATCCGGTTTCCGCAACCCACCCTGAATTGCCGCCGAAGATGCTGACCAGTTCCTGATAATCGCTGGAACCGACCTGCACGCTGCGCACGTTCTGAAGGATGTCGGAGAACCGCAGGATCAGCCTGTCAACCTGATCGCCGATGATCTTCGGCAGTGCGTTGCCGCCAAGCAATGCGGTGCCGATCACCACCTCCTTGTATTCAGCCATCGCCTTGCGCCGCAGTTCTTCGCGTTCGGCAGTGACCGAACCATCCTTGCCGCCGCTGCGTATCCATTTCTCGAAAAGCTTCAGATCCTGATCGATCAGCTTTTTCGTGATGTCGCCGCCCGGACGATCGTTGATCGCTTCCAGCACTTCGACCCGTTCGCGCTGCGCAGCCGCCTGCCGTTCCAGCACCTTCTGTTGCTTCTGGAAATCAACCAGTGTCACTTCCAGTGCATCGCACTTCGTCATCAGTTCGCGGTATCGGCTTTCGTTGCCCTTGCGCAGTTCGTCCTGCGCCTGGTCGTTCGTCTTTTTGAACTCGTCGAAGGTTTTGCCGATGCCTTCGATGGTTTCCAACAGTGGATTGCCCATGATCATTTTCCTTTAAGGAAGGTTGGAAGCCGCAGGTTTGCGACTTCGATGCGTTGCTTCAGCATTTCCGCAGCGCGTTGCACTTCTGCATCAGCTTCCCACTGATCAGCGGTCACAACCACCGACGATCCGGGCATCGCGCCCGCTGCATCATCGTCGTATTCCTCAGATCGAATCAGCGACACCAGCCGCTTCGATACAGACTTGCTGCATCCCAGCGACCGGAAATCATGTTCAAGTTCGCGGCTGGTCGGAACGTATTCACCACGCAACGATGTGCGGGTTTTCACTGCCGACACCTGCGCCAGCGGGTTCATTGGCATCGACACGATGCTGGTTTCCACCAGTTCGACTTCCTTCAGGATGCGGCTGCCATCGTCAGTGAATTCCTGATCCTTGACGTAGTAACCGATCGACAACCCGGTGACGGCTTCCATCTTCAGCAGCGTGTGGGTTTCGCGGCCCAGTTCGGTGTCGGCCAGCACGCCCTTGACCAGCAACCCGTGCCGATCTTCGCGCATCGCCAGCCATTTGCCCGGCACCTGATCCGGCTGGTGCATCCAGAACATCGGCGGCAGCCGTTCCTGCGCATCAAGCGATGCCTTGAAAGCACCGGGCAGGATGACATCGCCGCCCAAATCGACGTTGCGAAAAACGGCACCATAGCCTTCAAATTCGCGGTCGCCAAGCGACTTGATTTCAAGCGGGCATTTGATTCGATGTTGCATCACCATTGTCCGTTGCCTGTCCGTTTGGTTTCGCGGTTGCTACTGGTGCCGGTGCCGGTACAGGGTCACCAGCCACCAGCATGTTCGCAGGCCGCAGATAATCGTCGCCGCCATCACCTTCATCGATCGGGTTGCGCCCTTCGATTTCCCGCCATTCGTTCGGCGATATGACCCCGGCATCCCGCTGGATGCGCAGACCTTCCTGCCGTGACTTGAAATCGGCACGCAGGATGGCATCCAGATTGAACCGGATCACCACGCCGCTATTGCGATCGTCCTGCGTCAGCAGATCCATTTCCATTGCTGATTCAAACTGCTGTGCCACCGGCAGCACCACGTTCAGCGTGAAATCGGCATCCTGCTGTTCCACGTTGTTGAAGGTGGCGCGTTCCAGGTCGCCGACCAGATGCGGCGGCACGCCGAAGGCACCAGCAATCACGGTGCGCTGATAGCGGCGTGATTCGATCATTTGCGCCTTGTCGTTTTCAATCTGAATTGGCGTGCCTTCTTCCATGCCCTTCGGCAGCACCATCGCCCGGTGCCGCTTGCTGCCGCCGAACTGCTGCTGGAAGTCTTCGATGAACTTGCGTTCAGCTTCGGCAGTCTTGAATCCCATCGACGAAGCCATGTATTTGAACACCAGCAGCGGCATCGCACCGTTGTCGAAGAACGATGCACCATAGGCTTCGGCGGCAATCTCGAGCGCTATCGATCGCGCCACATCGGTGACCGGCGAATCACCGCGCAGGAAATCCCGCGCTGCGCCGCGAACGTAATGGATTTTGGATGCCGGATATACCTGCTGCGGCCCGCCGCTGGTCACCTTGAAGCTGACCGCGAACTTTGAATCCTGCATGATTTCAACAGCGGTCGCAGGGATCGGCTGCAAGAACCGGATCGGCCCGGTCATGCCGCGCCCGATGAAAGCGAAATATCGCCCATGCCTGATCAGTGAGCTGGTCGCATCCAGCCAATAGCTGACCCGCGTTTGCCAGTCGTTCGGTGCATTCAGCAGCTTTGCTACCGGGTGGCTGGGCAGCGGTTCCTTCGCATCAAGGCCGTCAGTCGTTGTCCTTCGATACAGCTTGATCGGTGACACCGCAAGCCGCCTGGAAACCGCCGTCACGATCGCATTCACGGTCGGCGATTGCATACAGCTTTCAGGCGTGACGCCACCAGACAAGCCAGCCTGCACCGCGATGATCCGCTGCAAAACGTCTTCCAGCTGCGTGTCCTTCACTTCGCGGCGAATGTCGAAACCGAAGATTTTCATATGGCGATGATCCCGCCTTCAATGAACTGGTGAACGGGCGCGCTGTAAGTCAACGCAACGCGCATCGCCATGCACAGCGCGACGATGCCATCGATCCTGCCGGTTGACTTCGACTTTTCCAATTTCCTATCTCCTGCTGCATTTTTTTCAGCCACCGCGTTCGCCGCGCACCAGTTCAAAATCGGGTGCGATCCATGCCTGATCCGCTGGTTCAGCAGTTCAGCTTCCAGCCCATCCAGTGCCGGCGGCATGTCGAAAAACCCCTGCCCGTGCTTGACCATGACCAGCCCACCGGGCAATGCGCTGCCGTCGATCTTCTGCATGACTGAATGATCCAGACCAATCGCGGTCATCTGCGCCAGCAGGTAATCCATGCGATACCGGTCATATGCGATCGCCCGCAGATCCATTTCCGACGCCAGTTCGGCAAAACGCTGCGCAACGAAGGAAAAGTCAACCGATGCACCCGGCGTGGTGTGCAGCGAACCATCTTGCTTCCATTGGTCATACGGCACCCGGTCACGGTGCGCCCGATCCGACAACCCGATTTCAGGTGTCCAGAATTCCGACCGCGTGTGCCAGATCCCGGCATCGTCCTGCGCCACCAGCACCAGCGCGGTCAAGTCGTTGCGCCCGGACAGATCCAGCCCACCGTAAACCGGCTTTGTCCTGAACACATCAGGATCGGGTGCTGCGGCGCACGCTTCCCACACCGACCGCGCAATGAATGGCGAAAAGGCATTCACCCGCTGGTTCAGCACCAGATTGCGGAACGCCGCTTCGCGGGCAGGCATCCGGCGTGCTGATTCAGCCTGCGCCCGCACTTCCACCGGGTTCAGGAAGTCACCGTAGGCTGGATTGGCCGCCCGGATGGCTTCATCACCGAACGGATCAAGATCCTGCGGTGCTGTCCACAGGAACAGCTTCACCTTCGGGTCGCTGCCAGTCGCAGCGTCATCGATCAGCACCGACAGCAGATCGGCATCGGTCGGCGCCTGCGTGCTGATGATCAGCGACAGCGGTTCTTCCTGCGCACCGGTCGCAGTTTCCAGCGCTTCATACAGTTCCGATCGCGGCCCGCGTACCTGACCCAGTTCATCGTGAACCACGAACGCAGGCGACAAGCCATAGGATGTTTTGACTTCAGCCGATAGCGCCTTGTAAAGCGTGCCAAGTTCCGGGCAGGCCAGTTCCTTCGCGGTGTCGCGGATCAGCACATAGGGTCGCAATTCCGGCGACAGGCGGGCTATTTTCGCCGCATATCGAAACAGCAGCGCCGCCTGGTCGCGTGACTGCGCCGCTGAATAAAGCTGGGAATTTGGTTTCGCTTCCGGCCCGACAAGGTGCAGCAGCGTGATCACCGCTGCCGTCACCGTCTTTGAATTCTTGCGACCCAAGCTGACGATCGCCCTGCGCGTCGGTGAATCATAGATCCCGACGATGATTGCCTTCTGGAACGGGCGCAGCCGCAGCGGCTTGCCGACATCCTTTCCTTCAGGCACCCGGCAATGCGTTTCAATCCATCGAATGTTCCGGTTAGCCCGTGTCACTTTGGCCGCCTTCCCACGGCTTGCCCTCAGCTTGCGCGGTGTGCCGCACCGATGTGCTGGCAGCCTGTGGCGTGTACCGGCTTTGCTGGCACAGGCGCATCTTCGTCGCCAGCATCGCCAGCACCTTCGCCACCTTTTCCTTGCGATCCATCAGCATCGACCAGCGATCGAAGTCATCATCGTTGCCTTCCGGCACGGCGGGATATTTGCCCAGCGCTTCGGCGATTTCGTCAGCCTTGATGCAATGCTGGCAGTATTCAACCAGCAGCGGCTGCGTGTCAGCGCTGAACCAGTCGGACGCCTTCGTGGCAACCACCCGCTGCCACACCATCCGTTCCGCTTCCGACAGCTTTTCGGGCGGCACCGGACGCTGACCGGGCAGGGTTACCAGCACTGCAAGATTGTCAGCAGATTGTCTTCCTGGTTGATGCACGGCGGTTCCTTCCCTGTTACGGGTTAGCGTTAAAACGG